TAGTAAAAATAAAGAGTTCGAACAAGCATGGAAGAATTATAAAATATCAATTAAAGATGTTGGACGAAGAAAGTATGACAAAAATCAGTTCTTTGAAATTTGGGCTAGAGAGAATATGGCTCAAGGTGGACAAGCGGGTCAACTAGTAAGCAACACGGTCGATGGATCACGGCCCGGGTATGCGGGTGATGAAACATTTCTAGTTAAAGTTGGTAAACCTTTAAAAGTAAATAATGTTATTGAACAAGAATTTATAGAAGTTACCGGAAGTAAAAATAGACCGGAAACTTATAAAAAAACAGGAGTAAAAAAAACTTTATATAAACCCCAAATTGTTGTTGGAAATAAAACAGTATTAACCACTGATTTTGGAACTAAAGACGCTGCTACAACCGCTGTAGAAAAATATAGAATTAAAAACCCTATTAAAAATGCACCCCCTGATTTAGATACTTTAGATGAGAAAAAAAAGAAAAAATATTTAGATAAACAAGAACGATCAGCTAAAATTAGTAAACAGGGTGGAGTAGAAAGTTTTGAAACTGGAAATAAAACAATTCACAAAGGACATTCACAAAATATTGATAACCCAGATGTTCCAATTAAACCAAGTAATATTATTTATACACCACAAAAAATTAATCAATCTATGGCAGGAGCTGAAGGAAAAAGTAACTTCACTGATCTTGATTATAAAATAGATGTAGCAGAAGATAAAATTAGAGACATTAAAAAAAGTAATATGTCAGGAGCGAAGAAAAAAGTTGAGCTAGAAAAACTTGACACGAAATTAATGAAGTATGTAGATGATTCTAATGGTTATAAAACAGTTACTTTAAGTGGGGGAAATACATATGGTGAAATTTTTCAAAAATCTAAATCTATGGATATGTTTGATGAGTTTCCTGATAAGACAGAAAAGGAAACAAAAAAATTTGTTAACCAATATTTTACTGACGAAGGTAAATTAAAAGATAAGTGGACTAAAGGAAATATTTCTAGTGTTGATAAAGCAAATATTCAAAAAAGTTATGTTTTTTTAGAAAATATAAAAAATGCAAAAACTAATGCAAAACAAACAAAATTTATAGACCGTATGATGGCTTTTTGTCCTGCTGGAAGTAAAAGAGTTAAAAAATCTGGTGGGGGTGGCGCTGGACCTACTTGTAGTTTAAAAGAAGCTAAAGCAGGAATGAAAAAACAAGTAGACCTAGCAGCGAAAGCTTCTAAGAATGGTAAGATACCAAAAAAATTTGGCAAGCTAAGAAGTTTTATGACTAATGTATTTGGTTTAGCAGATATCCCAATAGAACTTTTACTAGTGCTCCCTGAAATGACAGCAGGTAATACTGATGCGGCCATACAAAATAGTAGTCTTGGATGGTTTACTGACAAAGGTAAATTTAATTTAGAAAAATTAAAAGATAGTAATTTTGAAGCTTATCAATTTTTAAAAGACAAACAAGCACAAAAAGAATTTACTGAAGCCGAAGAGACTTTAGATTCATTACAACCTTTTCTTGAAAAAGCTCAAGCAGAAGGAAAACTTAATCAAGTAGATCCTGAAATTTTAAATCAATATAGAAATGCAAAAAATAAACGTGAATCTATAATGGATGAATATGAAGATTATGGATATGCTGAGGGGGATTCAAAATCTCCTTTAACAGGCAAAGTTGCAACTCAACAATATTTAAGAGATAAAGTTAAAAGTGATTGGCAAAAAAGACAAGATAAATTAAAAAAACAATCAGAAGATGATTACAAATCATCAGGGCTTGAATTTGACAAAAACCCCAATCAAAAACAACTTCAATATGAAGATGTTTATAAAGCTCCAACTGATTTAAAATCTTTTATAGAACAAAAAGGAGAATTAGGTAAAGATACAATGCTTCAATATGGTGTAAGAAAAGAAGCAGACCGTATTGGTGCAGAAGGTATTTTTGATAATTTTGTTTTGGGTATGGACACAGAATACGCAGGAGGCAAAGATATTGAAGATCTTTATTCGGAGCTACCTGTAGAGTATGCTAGTCAATTAGCTTCCTTAGAAAAAGAACAACTTGAAGAAGGATTGAGAGCTATACAAGAAAAAGAAGATACCGAATTTATATCTCAAGTTCAAGGAGCAGCACACGGCGGAATAATGAATTTAAGAAGAAAAAAATAATGACTAAAGACAATCCAACACTTGTAAAAAACATGAAACATGTTAAATGGGATAGTATTCCACCTTTGAAAGGACCAAATTCTCAGGGGTTGATTAAAGACAAAAAACAAGATAAACCAATACAGGAGAAAAAATATGGCAGATATAGATAAATCTCTTCCGAACGTTGGCAGTCCACAAGATCTACCTGAAAATGATATTCAGGAAGAAGTTGTAACTGACGAAGTTGTTGAGACAGGTGGACCCGTAGAAATTACAGATGAAGAAGATGGTGGAGCAACTATCGACTTTGATCCGTCTCAAACAAATATTGATGCAGGTGATGACCACTTTGCAAACTTAAACGAATTACTTCCAGAAGATGACACAGACGCAATCGGTAATCAATTACAAAGTGATTATATGGAATATAAATTATCCCGTGCAGAATGGGAAAGAACTTATATTACTGGATTAGAATTATTAGGATTTAAATACGAAAATAGAACTCAACCTTTCCAAGGAGCTTCAGGTGCAACTCACCCAGTTTTAGCAGAAGCAGTTACTCAGTTTCAAGCTTTAGCTTATAAAGAATTATTACCGGCTGATGGCCCGGTTAGAACACAAGTAATGGGAATAAGTTCTCCTCAAAAAGAACAACAAGCTCAACGTGTTAAAAATTTTATGAACTATCAATTGATGGATCAGATGAGTGAGTATGAACCAGAGTTTGATCAAATGTTATTCTATCTTCCATTATCAGGTTCAACATTTAAAAAAGTTTACTATGATGATTTATTAGGTAGAGCAGTATCTAAATTTATTCCTGCAGATGATCTTGTAGTACCTTATACAGCTACATCATTAGATGATGCAGAAGCAGTTATTCATGTTGTTAAAATGTCAGAAAATGATTTACGTAAACAAATGTATGCTGGCTTTTATTCTGATATTGAACTTACTAAACCTACAGGAACAATTACAGATGAACTGAAGGAAAAAGAGAGAGAAATTGAAGGAGTTCAAAAGTCACAAAGAACAGATCCTCTATACACAATTCTAGAATGCCACGTTAATTTAGATTTAGAAGGTTTTGAAGATGTTGGTGAAGACGGAGAACCAACTGGAATAAAATTACCTTACCTCGTTACAATTGAAGAAGGTAGTAGGAAGGTTTTGTCTATTAGACGAAACTTTGCGCCCAATGATCCAAAGAAACTTAAGATCCAATATTTCGTCCACTTTAAATTTCTGCCAGGGCTTGGATTTTATGGCTTAGGATTAATACACATGATTGGCGGATTGAGTCGTACTGCAACTGCGGCTCTCCGTCAGTTATTAGATGCAGGTACATTATCAAATTTACCAGCCGGATTTAAACAAAGAGGTGTTAGAGTTAGAGATGACTCTACTGCTATTCAACCAGGAGAATTTAAAGATGTTGATACTCCAGGTGGAAATTTAAAAGATGCTTTTGTATTCCTGCCTTATAAAGAACCCTCACAAACTTTATTACAGTTGATGGGTATTGTAGTTGACGCGGGACAGAGATTCGCATCAATTGCTGACATGCAGGTTGGTGATGGGAACCAACAGGCCGCTGTTGGTACAACTGTAGCTCTTTTAGAACGTGGTTCAAGAGTGATGTCAGCAATCCACAAAAGATTATATGTTGGATTAAAACAAGAATTTAAATTATTAGCCGGAGTCTTTGCAACATACTTACCTCCTGAATATCCTTACGATGTTCCTGGTGCTGCAAGAAATATTAAAGCTATGGATTTTGATGAGAGAGTAGATATTCTACCGATTGCTGATCCAAATATTTTTTCTATGTCACAACGTGTGACACTAGCTCAAACACAATTACAATTAGCTCAAACGAATCCACAAATGCATAATATGTATAATGCCTACAGATCTATGTATGCAGCGATTGGTATAAAAGATATAGATAGAATCTTACCACCACCGCCACCGAATCAACCTAAAGATCCGGCGATTGAACATATAGATGCGTTAGGTCAAAAACCTTTCCAAGCATTTCCTGGTCAAGATCATAGAGCACACGTTACAGCTCACTTAAATTTCATGGCAACTAATTTTGTTAGAAATAATCCAAGTGTAACTGCATCGTTAGAGAAAAACATTTTAGAACACATTTCTTTAATG